ATACAATCTAACAATAGGTGTTTATTTGAAACCATATGAAAAGAGATTGTTTAGAGGAATAAATAAAGTGTTTGGTTCTACTACCATATGCAAAGGGCTTAATGCTTCGGATTGCGGCAACTTGATTTCACGTAAGTGGAATAAGTTTAAACGACCAGTTGCTATTGGGCTTGATGCTTCACGATTTGACCAGCACGTTGGAATTATGATGCTTAAACTGGAGCACCACATCTATAATACTGTCTTTAACAATGACCCTTTGTTAGCTAATTGCCTAACCTGGCAACTTGTTAACAAAGCCAAAGGTTATTGCAAGGATGGTACCATTAAATATGAGGTGAATGGCACTCGCATGAGCGGTGACATGAACACATCTATGGGCAATTGTCTCATTATGACTTGTATGATATGGATGTATATGCATAAGTTTATGCCCTCACACCAATATGAACTAATAAACAACGGGGATGATTGCTCCTTGATAATGGAGCATCAATCCGAACTCAAATTTTCAGAATCTACATTCAGGCGTTTCTTCACAGATTGTGGATTTGAGATGACGATTGAGCCGACCGTTTATGAATTAGAACATATTGTGTTTTGTCAAACCCAGCCTGTAGCAGTACCAGGCGGCTACAGGATGGTTAGGGACCCTAGGGTCTCTATTATGAAGGATTGCGTAAGCTTGGTTCCTATAACCTCCGCTAAAACTTATGGTCAATGGTTGTGGTCCATTGGGTCTTGTGGGTTAGCTCTCACAAATGGTATACCCATATGGCAGCACTTCCATTCTTTGTTGAGGCGGAGCGCAGGGACAAGAACGTGTTTGAAGCACAATCTCGCTCAGGATTCTGGCGCTTTCAGGTTAGCTGAAGGTATGCCAGAGTCTCCAGAAGTTGTTGCTGATATAACGCGCGCTTCATTCTTTATAGCTTTTGACATTACTCCTGAGGAACAACGTGCTATTGAGCGGTATTATGTGGACAAGTATTTAATCTACGGATATACTGATACAGCTCATTTTACAACACCGTGGTGGTAGAGCCATTGACCTGTCACAAGTCGTTAAACTGGGCATTGGGTCATGTGGGTTAAACAGCCCAAAACGATTACTTTCGTGCTAACCAAAATGCCAAGAGACTGCACGGCGCAACCTTGTTTTCAAGGCCCACATGAT